AGCCTCTTCTAAAGCCCTGCTACCTGACAGGAATGAACACGACATACAATGGAGAGACTACATCATTTCACCATGATGGTAAGTTTACTCAAACAACTATTTCTATGTCTTTCCAAGAAGAGCACAACCTTGTCAGAAAAGATATTGAGGAAGGATTCTAATGGCTTACTTTGAAAACTTTCCACTGATCGACTACTACTTTGGTAACAAGGTAAAGCCTGTAAAGTTTACAGACATGAACGTCTATGTCGATCTAATCGATCAGATTAAAGACGATGTTGGTTCTTATACGTACTACGATATCATGGACGGTGACCGACCGGATCAGGTATCGCAGTATCTCTACGATACTCCTGAATTCTACTGGACATTCTACTTAATGAATGATAGCATCAGGCTTCACGGCTGGCCGCTCAGCGATCAACAGGTAACTGAGAAGGCTAAAAAGGATTATCCAAATACCGTCATCATCACGAATAATAACTTAAGTGATGTGTTTAAAAGGGGCACGGAGGTTCACGGCAGAACTTCTGGTGCAAGAGGAACCGTAGTTACAAAGAGACTTGATCTTAACCAGCTTATCATATCTAAGACTGATAGCCTGTCGTTCATTGAAGGTGAGGTTCTTGAAGATGTGAGTACCGCTGCAGAAGTTATCATCGGTTCTGTGGTTCTGGAATATAATGCTGTACATCACATTCTAAACTCTCAAGGCGACTATGTGGATGCAAACTCAAGCTTTGCACCTTCTATCTCATCAAATACAAAGTACGTCCTGTATGATACTACAGCCGAAGACTACAATCTTGATACTATATACGATACCATGACTCTTGCAAACGCTGATGCAGAAGGCGATGAAGTTGGAAGAGAAGTTACTTTCTACACCATCATCAATAATGACGGAGAAGATACAAGCAACACTCCAAGTGGGTTCTATTATTATAATCCTGATACAAGTCAATATGAGCTCTATAACAACGTCAGTACCTATGTATCAAGCGCGACTGACTATGTAACTGATGATTATGTTCCTGAAGGATTCATTGGTTACGATGACACTCAAACGTTTTCTACTGAAGCTGCGGCTCAGAACTATTACAGCACTCAGCTTCAGTCGTACATCAAGGATAACTTTAATACACTGACACCAGTACTCTTTGAGCCTATAACTTTCTTAGAAAGGGTCAAGGATCAGAACGATGCAAAGCTTCAGCTTAAAGTCATTAAGCCAGACGTGATTAATCAAGTCATCAATTCATATAACCAGGTTGTTTTAGAAAGTCAGGATGTGGCTCAAGAAAACATTGTCACTAGAGCTCAGCAGGGACTAGGCACATACACTGCCACTGCAGTAAGTGGATAACAGATGGCCACTGGATTATACAGCTCACCTTATGACTATGGTAATCAGAAGATTGAGATCAGGTCTCCGGCCGGAAGGTTTGAGACTATCGACATCTCTCTTCAGGTAGTAGAGTTCTCTTTCTTTGAAAATGTTGCAACGCCATATGTGACAGGCAATATTGTCATATCTGACTCAAGTAACATGTACAATCATGTTAACTTCATTGGTCAGGAAGCAATAGACTTTATAATCAACGATGTTAATGATAAAACTTTCTTAAAGAAAAGCTTTGTTATCACTGGTGTTGAAAGGTACAAGAAGGGAAATGACTCTGTTGCATATATTGTACTGAACTTCACTGAGGAGCACCAGCTTACATCTGAAATAACTAGGTTTAGTAAGACCTATCAAGGTAAGATTGAAACCATCATCTCTAACATCATATCTGAAAATTTAAACAAGCAGGTTGAAGTTGAGTCTTCTTTTCAAAATGCAATCAGGTACCTTGCGCCTTATACTATGAGTCCTATTGAAATGAGTAAGATGCTGGCTGGTAGGATCACCACGGCTAAAGGATCGCCGTTCTATCTCTACTCATCGCTAGCAGAAGAATCCCTGAGGCTCCAGTCTCTTGAAAGCATGCTGGCTGATTCTCTTTATCCTTCATTAGAATTTATGTACATATCACCTACGTCTATACACGAGTCAGATCTTGATACTTTAGGAACTATCCTTCTTGCGATGTCAATGTCTAAGAATGAAAATGTTATTGGATTGATGAGAAACAACGTGTTTGGATCTCAGCACTTGTGGTTAGATACTAACAAGACGATATCAACTGAACTTCGCCATAGGTTCGATCAGAGTGTCAATGACTTGCCTAGGATCAACGGTACAACTAACTACGATTTCGACTTTGCGGTGAACTCAAAGGCATATCACCAGGGCGTTTCTTCAATGTGCTCATACGTCACAACAACGGGTCTGTTTGATAATGTCAACAGCCTGCATGAAGAAACGGTATCTGATAATCACCAGAAGAAGGTTCAGTCCAAGTCCTTTAAATCACTGATCGGAAAGACTCAGATGGATGTGACTATTCCCGGTTATCACTTTATGAAGTCTCCAACTCGCATTCTTGGAAAGATGATCAGGATGTATGTTCCTAAGAACATCGTTCCTACAGATGAGGCAAATGTCAGCAGGAATAGCCTGGCAGATAAGAAGCTGACCGGAAAATATCTAGTGTTTGCTGCGAGACATGTATTTAAGAATGGTAAATATCACGTGACTACTAACGTGAGTAAGTATGATAATCTAAACAATCTTTCAAAAGAGAGGTTGAATGTAGTGTAATGAAGAACTTTTATGGTGACAGCACAAGATGGTTCATAGGAATCGTTGAGGATAACATGAATGATCCTCTTCAGTTGGGAAGAGTCAGGGTCAGGGCATTTGGGATTCACTCTCCTTTTCTATCTGACATTGCAACAGAAGATCTTCCATGGGCTACAGTGATGGTGCCTGCTACAGAAGGTGGCATATCTGGAGTAGGAAGAACACCAACTGGAATCGAGCAAGGTGCCTGGGTGTTTGGTGTATTTTTAGATGGAGAAGCATCTCAGAACCCGATGGTGATGGGAACCCTGCCAAAGATCGAGCTTCCTCAGGAAAATATCAATCCACTTCCTACTACACCTAATGCAGGTCACGGGGATGTTAACTACTCGCAGCCATTGAGAGGGAACAGCAACGCTGAAAAGACATTCAACGCTGCATTGGATAATGGATTCAGTGATGTGGTTGCAGCCGCTATCGTCGGTACGCTGGCCACTGCCTCTAACACTGAGCTCAACCCTCAACTAGAAACTTTTATTGAATCTGCTATTGAAGGACTTGTGTAATGGCTAAGACACAAAAATTTGGAATTGCTGGATGGTCCGGAGAAAGACTTAAAGATTTCTTCGAGTTCTGTTCAACTAATGTTCTTGATCCATATAAGATTGAGACTCAGATACAATACGTTCTATATGAGTTAAAGACTAAACCAGAGCTGAACTCAGGTAAGCTGGCCGCAGCCAAGTCAGTGGAAGAGGCAGTTGACATCTTTACTAAGGAATACTTAAAAGTCACTGACTCTAAAGAGATAGCTAAGACAAAGAAGTCATACTCATATGATGCGTTTGAAAGGTTCGGCCAGTAATGCTCTTGAATGTACTTTCCATTGGATCAAAGGTCGCTTCTCTTGTAGGTGCAGGAGGAATCTCTTCTTTACTTAGCAATGTAGTTAACATTGCAGGTCTGGCAAAGAGCCAGTTTGAAAAACTCAGGAACTCTCCGCTTGATGCTTTAAGAGGTATCAATAAGCTCGGAGTAAACGTTGAGTTTGTTTCAGATGAAAGGTATGACAGTAACGGTGAGCTTCAAAGAAGGTTCAGTGTTGGTCTTGTCGGAGACAACGTAGAGAACTTTCAATCTTTATTTAAGAATCCTACAGTAGAAGGTGCAGCCGACTTCTATAGAAGCACCTTAGGTGGAGCCAACTTAAACCGGACTATCACGGCAGTTACAACGGACGGGGCCAAGAGCGCAGTATCAAAAGTTATTGCAAGAGATCCAGACCAGAACTATACGACAAAAGTATTTACGGATAAGCTCGTGGACTTTTCAGAAAGGCTTTATGATGGAGTCTCTGACGGCTCGACTAAGATCGGTCTTCTTAATCAAGCTGCGGCTGAGATCGCTAAGGCGGAAGAGGTGATTGAAGACACTATATCCAAAGGCGAGTCTCTGACTAACAGCATCTTAGGCGATGCAACTTCTACTGAGAACCTAAGTGATAAGATTGAGCTCGATCCCAAGTCCGATGTCTTTGGTCTTTCAAGCATCGAGACTGTTGATATGAAGAACCTAAGCAGCAAGACTATCCTTAAGACGTATGAAGAGATGGAAGCTGCAATAAGATCCAGCACTCGTGAAATCACTGAAGTCGTTGTGCACCATACGGATACCTTTGAAGATCAGCCTGTAGACTATGACGATGTATATAAGTGGCACAGCGCCAGGAACTTTTCAGATGTAGGTTATCACTTCCTCATCCTTCGAAGTGGAGACTTACAGGTCGCACGTCCTATATCCAAAAAAGGTGCGCACTGCCTTAAAGGGCATAATAACTACTCTATAGGAATCGCATTTGTAGGCGGAAGAGTAGGATCATCTAAGAACGGTGGATCAAAGAGAAGCTCAACCACCTTTAGACCTGAGCAGTGGAACACGTACAAGGCATTCATGAGAGCCTTCTATTCAGTCCATCCAGGCGGGCAGGCGTGGGGCCACAACGATATTGATCCTGAAAGAAGATCTGATCCAAACTTTGATGTTGTAGCATATGTCGAAAACAGCTTTGGTAAAGAAAACGTACAGACCCCTGAACAGGCTAGATCTACAGGCGGTCTATCAATCGATGAGATTATAGAGAGACAGTAATGGCTGGTACTATTGCATATACAGAGATCTTAGGATCCGGCAGCTTTAAAGATAAATCCGGCGGATTTACTAAAGTTCGACTGGCCGATGGAACTATTCAGACATTTGAAGGTGACCGAGCCTTTAGAAACAATAATCCGGGAAACCTGACTGGTACTGCAAGAGGTGCAGAGAATCTTGGCGCCATAGGTGTAGACTATGGTGGTAACTATATCTTCTCATCTATGCAGAACGGCTTTAATGCGCAGAGGCAGTTCGTACTGAGAGAGCAAGGAGACAAGACTCTTGCCGACATGGTTGCGACATATGCTCCTCCTGGTGCAGACAACGATCCGTTTGACACCAACAAGACTTATCCTGAGTACTTAAAGGGTAAAGGGTTTGACCTCAATACTAAAGTAAAAGATCTTCCTATCGCAGAACAGGAAAGACTCCTGGCCGTAATGATTCAAAAAGAATCTAAGCTGTCTGATGAGATCCTCGCACTGGTCAACGTTGGAGACAGGTCTAACTTAATATCAGGCCAGCAGAGAGCCGAAGCTGAAGAAGGTGAAGACGGTGTCAGCTCACTTTCAGACGATGGAATCTCTGGTACAACCGAGCAGAGAAACGATCAGTCCTTAGCGCCTGAGACTGTAGGATTCAAAGATCCGTTTAAAAACTTTCCTAGGCAGGACTACTACAATGAGGCCACAACCAACAAGGCAGCCAGAGGCCAGTGGGAACCTAAGCTGCAGATGGGTGGTGGAAGCTATAAGGGCGGATCTTTGTTTCCTACCGAAGCTAATCCAGAATACCCCTACAATAAAGTAACTGAGACATCGAGCGGCCACAGGATTGAACTGGATGACACTCCAGGGAAAGAGCGTGTTACGATGGTGCATACTGTAGGATCTGGCATGGAGTTTCATGCTGACGGTATGGTTGTATTGAATGCACATGATAAGATGGTGCAGGTTGTAGGAGATGACTTTACTGTGTATGTCAGAGGTAACGGTGATGTTACCTTTGAAGGAAACCTGAACATGCATGTTACAGGTGACTATAAGCTCAAGGTGGATAAGAACTTTATCTTAGAGGTAGACGGCAAGTATATTCAGACTATCGGTCAAGGAAAGAACGAGACTGTAGAGGCAGATAAGATCAGTACTGTTGTAGGTAACCTTTCCGAGTCTATTACTAAGAACTCTACAAGGATGAGTTTAGGTGGTGCAAATGTGATCACTAAAGGTAACTTCAACCTGTGGACAGACGGTAATGCAGAGTATGGAACTTCAGGCTCAACTCACCTTTCTGCTCAGACTGAGATTGATATCGCAACACTTGACTTTAATATGACATCTGAGTACATGGCTCTCGTTGCGCCTGACGGAAAGGTTGGAGGAGAGAACATTACAGTCACCGGTGATACCTTTTCAGGTCAGACATATCTCGGTGATGTTTTCTCTGGAACTGCAAAGGCTGCATACTCAGCGGCCATATGGCCAGATGTTAGTGTCTTAGATCCTGGGGATCTTGCTAAACTGGCCGCAGCCAGCCTGGATATAGTGACTGATACATTAGGAAACTCCAATAAGGGTATCTTAAAGATCGATGTAGATCCGGAAGAAAAGATCCTGCAGAACTTAGATCTGAGGGAGATGAGCACTGTAGGTGAAAACACATCCACAACATCTAAGCCTAGTAAGTACAGCTTAGAAAATACTCTAAACACTATTAACAACCTGGTGCCATAATGATTATTCGCAGAGACACTATTACAACTAGAGAAGTCAGGTCTAAGTTGAGGGAAAAGAACAACAGGAACGATGATCTGTTCATTTCTTTCTGCATATCTCTGGGAGTACTTGACTCTAACTTTAAGACTGCCGCGCCAGCAAGCATTTCTAGAATCATTAACAAAGAGCCTAAGGGTAAGTTTGGAACCAGGAAGTATGGACAAGGCACGACTGTAAAAGGTAAGTTTAAAGAAAGCCTGCAGCTAAATAGAATCATTCCTGAAAAGCAGTATAATCCAGTTAAAAAGACGGAGATCTTATCTGCAACTAAGCTGGCCAAAGGTGTGCCGTTAGCTAGATTTGTATCAACCAACGCCTCTTCACAGGCAACTCTTAATGATTTTCCAGATCTGGCTGATAGAAAGAATCTGGCCAAGCACTACTATATGTTTGCACAGATGATGAACGGCGCTGCTAACCTTAGGGACAGGTTCGGCGCAGGATACTCGATCTCTGTAACTGAAGGTCTATATCTACCCGAGACGACTGAGACATTAACCGCCGGAGGGATCAAGGATCTTGCAACTAAAGGTAGGGCATGTGTCTTTGAAGTCATGGACAGGAATGGTCTCAATGCCATCGAGAAGACATTTGAGCTAGCTGTGTACTGGAAAGACAATCATCTATTCGATAATTTAATCATGAGCTACGACACTGTAGATCCAAACACAGATCTAAACGCTCAGATCGTAGTCACTATGCCGGAAGTCTCTGACACCTTTACTGGAAACTTCAGCCGAAACGTAAGCACTGAATTCAACTATAAGACTTTAATCGATAATGCAATTGCAGAATGCGGCGTATAAATAAACTTAAAAACAAGGCAACTATTCATGGCAGTAAGAAGAAGCTTTTCGGTAGAAGACACTAATCTCAATAACACTTCGGTTATTGTTGCGTCTAGACCTGAAAACTACTCTGACATCGACTTGACTCTGGACACTAAACCTTCCGGAGACATCTTCAAGAAGACAGACGCTGCCTCAGTCAAGCAGTCTATTAAGAATATCCTGCTGACTAATCACGGTGAAAAGCCTTATGATTACTTTTTTGGAGCAAACTTAGCATCCTATCTGTTTGAACTCAATGATCCTAGTATCGTGAGAGAGATGGAAAAGGACATTAAGTTCGCTGTAGAGAACTATGAACCGAGAGCTGAGATTCTAGAGATCCAAGTGATCAACAACATTGATGTAAATGATGTAAGAGTTGTTGTAAAGTTTAAAATTATTTCTACAGATGAGGTTGTTGTTCTTACGACTTCCCTTACAAGGATCAAATAACAATGGCACTACCAGCAAAGCAGACCATACATACTTCAAGCTTAGACTTTGATAACATCAAGGCGAGCATCAAGGAGTACTTAAACGGTCAGACAGAGTTTCAAGATTACGACTTTGAAGGGTCTGGTCTCTCTGTACTACTTGATGTACTGGCCTTCAACACTCATCAGAACGCGCTGCTGGCCAACTTTGGATTGAATGAGTCTTTTCTGACAACTGCTCAGACACGATCAAGCATGATCAATCACGCCCTAAACTTAGGATACGTACCTAGATCTAAGTCTGGCGCAAAGGCTACGGTGAACCTCTCGGTCAATCTTGCAGGCGTGTCTCCTAAACCAGCAACCATCACTATTCCAGAATTTACTTCTTTCACATCCGTAGTTGATGGTGTAACGTATACCTTCTACACTCTAGATGAGTACATCGGATATGACAGGACCGGCACAGGAATCTATACCTTTGAGGTCAAGTCCGGAGATAAGAACATCGTTATCTCTGAAGGCCAACTTAAGACTAAGACGTTCAAGTGTAATGACGCTGCAGAGAGACAGGTGTATGTCATTCCTGACAAGAACTTAGACATCTCTACACTCAGCGTAACGGTGTTCGACTCCCCTACATCCGAAGAGTTCGAGATCTATGAGAGAAACAACGACATTAAAGAGTACAACGAAGATACCAAGCTGTTCTTACCGGTAGAGACATATAACGGGTTCTATGAGATCAGCTTTGGTGACGGACAAGCAACGGGACGAGCTCCAGTTCCAGGTAACGTTATCAAGGCACAATACCTTGCATCTAACGGAGTCGCTGCTAATACTGCAAACGTGTTCAGCCCAACAGATCAGATTGAAATCAACTCTCAGTCCTACAACATTATCGTGACTACAGTATCTAGAGCAGGTCTAGGTGCAGAGAAAGAATCAGTGGAGTCTATCAGGAACAACGCCCCGTTAAATCTTCTGACTTCATCCAGATTGGTTACTTCTGGAGATTATAGAACTATCATTCAGTCTCGTATTCCTGGAATCAAGTCTGTAAACGCCTGGGGTGGAGAGGATAATGTTCCGGCAAAGTACGGTAAGGTTCTCGTGTCTCTCATCTTTGAAGATGATGTTGATGCAACTCAGAAGGCTTTGATTCAAAACACTATTACTGAAGACATTACAGACAACCTTTCAATCATCTCAGTTGGGATGGAGTTTGTGGACCCGACATTTACATACTTAAACACTATCACTGAAGTTAAGTATGACGAGTCCTTGACAAACCGAACTCCTCAAAGTATTGAGAACTTAGTAAAGACTAATGTATCGACATTCTTTAATAATAACTTAGGTAAGTTTAATGATGTCTTTAGAAAGTCAAAGCTGACTACTTCTATTGACAACACTGACAATGCTATCTTATCTTCAAACGTATCGATTGAGATGGAGTCAAGATTTAATCCTGTCATTAATCCTAATACTAATCAAATCGTTTCTTCGGATTACGAGATCTCATTTGTAAATCAGATCTCACAACCGACTTCTTCTGCTCCTGTAGTTAAGAGTGACTTCTTTACATTTAAGGGTGTACTCTGTAATATTCAGAACAAGCTTGGATCAACTAAGCTGCAGATCTTTGATCAAGAAGGCAAGATCCGACAGGACAATGTTGGCGAGTATGTACCTGATTCCGGTAAAGTGAAGCTCAAAGGCTTTACTCCAGTGTCTATCTCAAGTGGAAACTCTTTCTTAAAGATTAAAGCTACTCCAAAAAATGATTCTACTATCAAGCCTTTAAGAAACAACGTTGTTACTTTAGGTGAAAACTTAGTTACTGCAGTGGCTGATGTAGATGCTGCTAACTCTACAGTAGGTACAACTGACTAATGGCTGAAACACTCGTTGATCTTGACCGCAATGACTTAATATATAATCAACCTATAGTTGATAATGTACTGCCTCAGTACTTTCAAGATCAGTATCCGCAGTTTGTCAGCCTTTTGGATAAGTACTACGACTGGCTAAGAACGTATACAGATTCCGACGGCAGGACTCCTATAGGAGAGCTTGAGGATATTGCATACCTTAAGGACAGAGAGATCACTCCGGAAAGATTCTTAGACTTTATCTATGATGAGCTTACAGTTGGTTTGTCCTCAGATAACTTTACTCAGTCTAGATTCTTTGCTAAGTTCTTGCCATTCTTTTATAAGACAAGAGGAACTGCAGTATCTGCTGAAGGCTTCTTAAAGTTCTTAAATGGAGATGACATCGAGCTGTCTTATCCAAAAGATCAGACCTTTGTTGTAGGTCAGTCTGAACTTGGCTCTGAATCTTTGAGGTTCATCCAAGATTCTTATTACTATCAGATCTACTCTATCCTAGTCAAGTCTCCAGTTCCTGTTTCCGAATGGAAAGATCTCTACAAGCAGTACATTCATCCTGCCGGTTGGGAGATATTCTCAGCCCTATTCATTGAAGGTATCGCTAGCAATGTAGGCATTGTAAATCCAATGCCGACTGCTGTAGAAGAAGCCGCACCTCTCATCGTATCTAGCTTGGCTGAATTTGATGTTCAAGCGATTGGATCTAGATCCAACATCACTGCAGTTGATGCTACTATTCAGAAGCGTATGTATGTTGACGGTGAGTACAACTACTACACTGCACAGGAAGAAATTCTGTACGATTCACCGTACAATCAGTACAATGATCTCAGTGAGCCTCTTGATCCTAACTCAAGACTGTTCAGCTCAACTGACGATCAGACTTACCTCAACTTTAACTTGGCCAACTCTGATGGAACTCACACCATGGATGATTCCGACAGCGCCGGCGGATCGACTATCTTTACTCTTGATAGATTGAATGTCTTTAAGACTATCGACTTCTCCAACACTATTGAGACATTCGATGAAGCCAAATTTGATTATTACAGTGACTCTTAACTCAACATGTTGTTATAAATAATTTAAACACTTATAAAAGGTCTCCTCTCAAATGCCTTTAACATATTTAGATTCAGACTACATTCTTGATCGCGGTCTTATCGCCAACGATAACCTGGGTGATACTTTACGTGAGGCTGCCTTTAAGATCAATAACAACTTTGAAGATCTGGACTCTGCAATCAACCTAGTGGCAACCACTCCTTTAGGTACCACTTCAAAGTACTCGGTTGCCCTTAATCTTCTTGACTCTGTAGGTAGAGCCGGAACGCTCCTTACAGATCGTCTGGGTGTAGGTGATCCTGTCTACTACGATACTTCTTCCGGGCTATGGACGGGTGCATATGCAGACTCCGAAAGATATGCAACTCACGTTATTGTAAGGTATCGCTCCATCGACAGTGATCAGATCTTTGAGATTGCAAGTACCGGCACGTTTGATCTGGACTCAGACAGCGCATCTCCTACTCTGACTGCAAACAGAGAGTATTACTTACCTGACTCTGCAGGTGGAGCTCCGTCCACTGTAAAGCCTCTGAGCGGTGATTATCAAGAGCTCTACTACGCTCTTGACTCCGACACCATCGATGTAAATATTGGCACTCATAGTGAGCGTAGAGTATACTTCGAGCAGGTACCTAGTATTTCTGGAGGGCAAACACTCCTTTCTGGATTAGATTCAGTGAATGTATCTGATCTTGACGTCTATAAGAACGGTATACTTCTTTCTAAGTCTCTTGACTATGTGGTCAACAGCGAGACTCAAATCACAATGATTACTTCTCTTGATGATTCAGATATTGTAAGAGTCAGATCAAATACCAGCGAAAGGGTGGCTTCTTCAGGTGGTGGAGGTGCAACTATCCTTTCTGATGGATCAGATATCGGCGTTTCATATGGAGTAGGCGGCCAGTCAGTTACACTTAGCTTTGACAGTGCAGCGTATGTTAAAGCTGGGGCAGCTGGTCAGCCAAATGGTGTTGCGCAGCTGAATGCTTCAAGTGTAGTTCCAGTAGCTCAGATTCCTAATCCAGTTCCAAATGCAACTAATGCAACCTTTGCGACTAGCGCGACTAACGCTGACAGCGCCAATTTTGCGACGACTGCAGGAACAGCTACAAATGCTACTAACGCTACGAATGCCGACAGCGCGGGGCAGGCTACAAAGTGGACCATTGCTAGAACCATTACTTTCGGTGGAGACTTAACCGGAAGCTTCAGTATAGATGGTTCTCAAGATGTAACGGCCAGCGCGACAGTCTCTGGCAGCGGATCGGGTGGATTTGTATCTGGAACTAAGATGCTCTTCCAGCAGGCTGCCGCTCCGACCGGCTGGACTATTGACACTACTCATAACAACAAGGCACTGAGAATCGTAAATGGAACCGTGACTCCTAGCAGCGGAGGGTCAGTTGCCTTTACTACAGCATTTGCATCTTCTAGAACGGTGTCCGGATCTGTTGGTGGAACTTCCTTGACAGAGGCTCAACTGCCATCACATGACCACGGAGATGGAAATCTTTCAATCAGCAATCACTCCCATGATATGGATGACGCATCGCAGGGTATCACTAACTTCAATGTGTCAGTCAACGCTAATACTATTGGAGTGAACACCACCTCTGGTCCTTTTACCGCACTCTCCGGCATTTCTTCCGTAAACGTCAATAGCGTAAGCAGGTTAGGGAACAGCATGAATACCGGTAACCAATCTGCGAATATCAGTGGTAATACAGGCAATGCTGGATCCGGAAACACCCACACTCACTCTTGGTCCGGTAGCGTCAACGTTGGTGTACAGTATGTAGATTTTATCATTTGCACTAAAACTTAACATGGAGAATTGAATGAAGCACCAGCCAAAACAGAATTGCCCTTTGAATAAGTTTAAACCATGCAAGCAGTTTGATTGTGGATGGTACATTCAGGTAAGAGGAGTAGATCCGAACACTGGACAAGAGGTTGATGATTGGGGATGTGCCATGCAGTGGCTCCCAGTCCTTATGATTGAGAATTCTAGTAGACAAAGAGAGACTGCAGCTTCAGTCCAGTCCTTTAGAAATGAAGTTGTAAGTATTAATGAAGCAAACGCACTTCTAGCGTTTCAAGAACAAAACAAGAAAGAGCAGCCACCTAAGCTGATCGATAGTAAAGAGGAATAGAACGGATGTCAAGAGCTAATGATCTAGCATCACTTATTAAGAGCGGTACTGGGATTGATTCTGATGGAGTCGGCATTGGTGCTATCTCTGAGCAGAAGATTAAGAACGGCGCAGTAACAGCTCAGAAGCTGGCGCCGGGAGCGGCAGCAACTACAGGTAAAGCGATCGCTATGTCGATCGTATTTGGATAATTAAGGAGAGTAACCAATGGCAGCGCCAAACATTGTCAACGTATCTAGTATCTACGGCAGCACTGTAGGGAAAAATATTAATAATACTGCAGACTCTGACGTCACAGTCTTAGAAGGTCGTGCTAATAAAGTCTTAAAGGTGAACATTATTCGTGCAGCCAACGTTCATCCTACTGAGAACGACAGCCTGACGATTAACTTTGTTGACTCTGCCTCCAACTCATTTTCTCTCGTGCAAGACATGGAGATTGCAATCCGTCAGGCTTTACCTGCGCTGGAAGGAAGCATCTATCTTTCTGAAAGTGATAAAATTACAATGAGAAGATTAAACAACGGTAACCTTGCATCTGACTCTGCAACTATTCACGGCATCATTTCATTTGAAGAGCTGGATGACGCATAATGGGACGTAACTCTCAACTCAATGGGGGATTTAATTTAGGCTCTCCTATGGTCTACAACGAAGCTCTTAGAGAACCTAGTTTTGCTTCAGTCGGAACAAGACACCGTAGATCTACGAGATTTCTTCCAGGAAAAGATTGGGCATACTACAATGGCCTGACTTCAGACACTACAGTCAATGCAAATAACGAATTGACATTAACACCAGATCTTGGAGATTCTTTCGGAATCCACATGGCATATGATGGAAGTCGGTTTTTGATGTTAGATGAAAACACTGGAACCGACACTGTTAAAGTTTATGTGCTGTCAACTCCATACGATATTTCAACTGCAACTGAAGTTGTAGGTAACAGATTTACATCTTCTATAACTAACGGCTCGTGTTCTCTTTGGGCTAGCCCAGACGGAACGCGTCTTTCTATTTCAACAAATGATAACAGTACTGGCGCAGAAAGAATTCGGACATATACGACTACAACTCCTTGGGATTTTTCTACTGTAACTAATACTGGAGCGACGTCGCTGGGTAACATCAACACACATGGACATTCATGGACCAGCGATGGGAGATATGTTGTAGTTGCGGCAAACACGGTAGGTAGTTACAATACTACTAGTAATGCTTTAATTCTATTTGGTCCTACTTCTACTCCATATGAGTTTGGTGCAACTACAGTGGCGACTTATCAAGAAGCAAGTATGCTTGCTTTAACCAACGCTAGCCCAGTAGGAAACGTCGCGACACCTGAAGGGGTGCACATTTCAGATGATGGAAGAAAAATTCTGACGCTTGATAGTAGCGCAGGTCGTATTAATGAATTTACTATGTCTACTCCATTTGATCTTTCAACGCTGTCTGTCTCCGATTCAGCTTGGCTAGCGCGAAGTACAACTTCCTCTTTATATATTGAAAGAGACATGTCTGTTAAGGCTGATGGAACAAGGATCTGGGTGAGTGGAAATTATCAAGATGTATATCATTATATTACTGGCGGGAGCCAGAATCAGCTCAAACCTTAATAAATAAACAAAAGAATTATTAGAGTTAGGAAACATGGTTCGACAAATTATTTCAACAGGAACTACAGCAAATGACGGAACCGGAGATGACTTAAGATCCGGAGGGATCAAGATCAATTCCAATTTCGAAGAGCTGTACACCTTTATGCCGGGTGGACTTGTTCAGAACATTACCGGGGAAGCAGTAGTTTCTCTAGACTCTAGCACATTGTATCTGTTCAACATGGACAGCACTCCTGCCGGAAGCTTTACACTTTCAGATGGAAGCTCAGTGGGAGAGATTAAGAGAATCATCAATAAGTCTGACTCTGATGTAGATGTCTCTATTACAATCGGTTCAAGTGGACTGGCGTATCCTAAGTCCTCTACCGGTCTCACCATTACAAATAAGATCGCCTTTGATCTCATGTGGGATGGTACTGAATGGCACTTAGATAGAGACTCAGATTCAAGACTAACGATAACCTAACGGATTAGATAGATGACAGCAATCGCAACACCATCATTTAAAAAAGCAATCATCGAGAATCTGATAACTGATCTAGCAGATTCCGGAGAGACTTACTACTTGGCTATCGGTAAGTCTGATGCTTGGGATGAGAATGAAACTGTACCGACTACGGTTAATACTAGAGAAGAAGAGCGCAAGTTCAGGTCTAACATGCAGTCGATCAAGAAGATCTCTGACGGGACCTTCGCTGCAACAAGATACAACTGGTCTTCCGGTACAGTCTATAAAGCATACAGCGATGCAGTAACTCTAGCATCTCTCGGTGCATACTACGTATTCACTGAATCTCAAAGAGTCTATGTCTGCATGGAGCAGGGCAAAGATGATGCCGGTGTTACTCAGATCTCGTCTGTCAATCCAGACACTGTAGGCACCGGTACAGATCCTGTAAGAGCCGCAGACAACTATGTATGGAAGTACCTCTTCTCTATCACTTCTGTAAACACCAACAAGTTCCTTTCGGCTAACTTCATTCCTGTGAGCTTGATTCTTACTGCCGGTAATCTTATTGAGACTGAGCAGCTGAATGTTCAAAACTCGGCTGCAGCAGGATCTATCATTGGATACCGAGTAGTTACACCGGGTACCGACTATCCAGATAGCTGCCAGCAAGTCTCTGTTGTAGGTAATGGCTCCGGAGCAGGGGTGACTATTAAGACTCTTAACGGCGCAGTGGTCAAGGCTACTATTGAAGACTCGACTGATGGCTCTCTCAAGATCGGCTCTGGGTATGACTTTGCTGATGTAGTTATCGGTGACTCCAACAATGGAGCCGCAGTCATCAGGCCAATCGTTTCTATTAAAGGTCTTGGTGCAGATCCAAGAGAGGATATTAATGCCAATCATATCATGTTCAACTCGCAGCCTTCAGGCAGCGAATCAGGAGACTTCCTGGTAGGTACAGGGGCTGACTTCCGCCAGGTTGGAATCTTAAGGAATCCAAAGAACTTCAATAATTCTGACTTTACTGAAACGACTGGATCTACGTTGAGAAAGCTTCAGTTGAATCCTGCGTCTGTAACCGGAACGTTTCCTGTAGATGCAGTGATCAGAGGGCAGAGCTCAAGTGCAGCTGCTTATGTAGATAAGTATGATGCTGCAAATAACATCATTTATTTCCACCAGAATGAAGGTACTGGGTTTACTCAATTCTCTAACGGAGAGGCTATTGTAGACTCAGATAACTCAGCTTCTAACCAGGCAAACCTTTCAAGTGTGGATTCTGATGGTGAAGTCAATGCATTTAGCGGAGACGTTCTCTACATTGAAAATAAGAGTCCTGTTTCTAGAGATGCGGCTCAGACAGAAGATATTAAGATAATCTTTAAGCTTTAAGGTACTCAGATGACTGACTTTACAAACACGACATTTCAAAACACTTATAAGGATGATTTTGTCGATTCTGATAACTATCACCGCATCTTATTCAATTCTGGTAGGACTCTTCAGGCGCGTGAACTTACTCAGCTCCAGACAATCATTCAGACCGAAGTGTCCAGGTTCGGGGATCATGTATTTAAAGACGGCTCCTTAGTCATTCCTGGAGGCCTTTCCCTCGATACAATTGAGTTTGTAAAGCTTGATGGTAACCCTGACATCTCTGCCTTTGCTGTAGGCGACGTCATCACTGAAGATGTCAGCGGCGTAAAGGCCAAGATCTTACGAATCGAGCAGTACGTCAGCTCTTCTGAACCTGCAACCTTTTACATCACGTATACAGATGCAAACGGCCAGGTACCTACTACATCTCCTATCAGGTTCACTCCATACAACTCCGGTACGGGTATCGGCGTACTCAGAAAGTCCGGAGCATCTGTAAATGTTCAGGTGACAAACACTACAGAAGATCCTGCTGTAGGAGCTGGAACGGCCGTATCGGTTGCAACAGGAAGCTTCTATGCTCTTAAGCACTTTGTCCAGTGCAATCCTCAGACAGTCATGGTTGCTAAGTACAGCGCAACTCCTACAGTCGATATCGGGTTCAAAGTCACTGAAAGCATAGTCACCGCAGAAGATGAGTCTGCACTCTACGATAATCAGAACGTTCTTCCTAATGAGACTGCACCAGGTGCTGACAGGTACAAGATCAATCTTGAACTCACTACATCTGATGCTATTGACTCAGATGAAAACTTTATCTACTTGAACCGATTAGTAGAAGGTGAGTTCTTAAAAGAGATCGACAGAAGCACATACAATATTATCGGAGAAGAGTCTGCACTTCGTACATTTGAAGAGTCCGGCGACTATATCGTTGAGAGCTTAGACTTAGACTTTACTCCTGATTCAGACGCAGGCTTAGTAGCTGAGCTTGGACCAGGCATTGCATACATCAAAGGTTATAGATTTAACCAGCAGTCGACTCTTCCTATTAAAGTAAACAAGGCAAGAGACTTCCAAGAGATTGAGAACGATACTGTATCTGCGTTTTTTGGAAACTACCTGAACATCGATGGAACTACTATCAAGGGAGTGCCGAACATCGATGTGTTTGAAGTTCAGACTCTTTATGATAACGTTAACTTAGGCGGCGCCAATATCGGTACTGCCAGGGTACGTCAGGTTGAGCAGAACGGTGCAGACTATAAGTACTACCTGTTTGATGTTAACATTAGTCCTGGATACAAGTTCACTGCAGCTAAGAGTATCGGAACTAGCTCTACAAGCTACGGCAACATCATTACAGAGAACAATGCAGCTGTACTTAAAGAGGCTGATGAGAATAACCTGTTCTTTGATCTTCCTAGAATTCGCCCCAAGTCATTTGACGATATTCAGTTTGTCGTCCAGCGTAGAATCTCTGGTCTGACAACCGACGGCAGTGGTATTGAAACTATCGATGTAGATGTTTCTGGATCTGAAGCATTCACTAACACTACTACCTGGATCGCAGCATTTGACTCTGATGGTGGGCACGTTGCACCTGTAATCACCCTTCAGCAGGTAACAAACGCAAATGACCGAGCACAGCTGGACTTTGGAGCTACATATGCCAACAAGAACTTTGAGGTTCTGGTTGCAGTTCAGAAGTCTTATACTCCGGCAAGTGCAGTTATCAGATCGAAGACTATCACAAACACTACAGTGACTACTACAATTGATTCTGATGGAAGCGGTATCCTCTATATTCCTCTGTCTAAAGCAGACATTTACAATGTAACTAGAGTCACTGACTCAGACTCAGATGGAGTAGACCTGTCCGGATTCTTTACACTAGATAATGGACAGAGAGATAACTTCTACGGTGAGGGTAGACTCATCCTCAACACTGGAGTTACAGCTCCATCCGGAAACGTATTCGTTAGATACGACTACTTTGCACATGGGACAGGCCACTTCTTTGGTCCTACATCCTACACTGGATTGAACCTGGACAGTATTCCTACATACACCACAAAGCTCGGTGAAGAAGTTGAATTAAGAAACGTATTAGACTTTAGACCGAGAAAAGGTGACGGAGACACTGAGTACTCCACCGGCACCGCGATTGTCAATGAGATTCCTACAAATACTAGCCTGATCACTTCAGATATCGAGTACTATCTTCCTAGAAGAGACATCTTGGTTCTTACTGCAAACAATGAAGTCGAGTACATTGAAGGAACCAGCTCTTTTAATCCAGTGTACCCAACTACACCTAATGATGCAATGAAGATCTATGAGATTGATCTTGAAGCTTACACTGATGATGAAGACGATGTAGACTTCTCTTCCATCGGTAACATCAGGTACACTATGGCAGATATCGCTAGACTTGAAGACAGGATTGAAAGGGTAGAAGAGACTACTACTCTCAGCCTTCTTGAGTTAAATGCAGCAAACATTGAAGTTCTCGATGACAGTGGGAACAACCGGTTTAAGAACGGGTTCTTTGCTGATAACTTTGAGACTAATGATTTTGTAGATATCAGCACCGGCGAGTTCTTTGCTTCCTTTGATGAAGATCAGGATTTGATCCAGCCTCTGTTTACGAGTAAGAGTGCAAACCTCTTTGTAGACTCCGGAGCATCTTCTGGAGTGACTGTAGCCGGAGAGCTTGTCATGCTTTCCTATAACGACTCCGCAGTCATCTCTCAGCTGGTAGCATCTGAGACTGAAAACGTCAATCCATTCGCAATCATCTCTCATGTAGGTTCTATTGAGATGGTGCCTTCGGTTGACAACTGGACTGAAGTCAATGAGGTCAGAAACGGCCGGTTGATCGTTCAGCCTAGAAGAGTAGCTCAAAGAGTTCAGTTAAGAAGAAGAGCAATTGCTAGTATTGACTGGCGCAGAACTAGAAATGGAAGGCTTGTTGCTAGAAGACGTATTCGTCGTAGACTTCCATTCTCTATTAGAGCTATCATTTTAAGAAACAGAAGAAATGCAAGAAGGATTCGTCCTTTACCAGAGGTGAACCAACAGTGGAACGTAACTTCAACTACAAGAAGAACTCAAGCCGGTACCACTATCACCACTGTAAGAGAAAGAACTGAGCTTTCTGACTTTATCAGACCTAGACTAGTATTCTTCCGTGCACGAGGCCTGCGTCCACGCAGCAGACACTTCGCTTTCTTTGATGGTACTTCTGTGACCAACTTTGTTCGCCAAGAGTCATCTGTAAACAGAAACTCTATTAGAAGGTTGGTTGGTGGACGCTTCCGCGGATCTATAAATCACCCTGATGGAGACACTGTACTTACAAGTGACAGCGCAGGAGAACTTATCGGATCGTTCTTTATTCCTGCAAACAGGTTCCAGACCGGCGACAGGGAGTTCAAGCTGATTGATATCAGTGTAGATGATGAAGATGCTGCTCTTTCTCATGCCAGCAGCACTTACAGTGCCAATGGTACAGTGATTACTAGAGAGATCAGCACTCGATTCATTCCTCGTCCAAGACCAAGAAGACGTCGTAGAAGATCCAGAAGAAGAGATCCTCTGGCGCAATCGTTCCAGCTTCCAATGGAAACGGGTGGATTCATCAGCAAGATCGACGTATTCTTCAAGACACGTCCGACTGAGAACATTCCGATTAGAATGCAAATTCGTCCTATGATTGCCGGTGTTCCTTCTGAGGAGTTCCTTGCTGAGACTACAGTGTTTAGAGATGAAGTCCAGATCCCTGGAGATCTGGATGACATGACGACAATCGCATCTAGTCCTACTAGCTTCCCATTCGAAGAGCCTGTGTACCTGCAGCCCGAAACTGAGTACTGCTTTGTCCTCTTAGCAGATACTAATGATTATAATGTCTACGTTGCAAAGGCAGGCGACTTTGAGATCGGTACTACTGAAAGAAGAATCAGGCGTCAACCTACCCTCGGATCTATGTTCTTATCACAGAACTCTAGAACCTGGACACCTGACCAGTCCAGAGACCTGATGTTTGAGATCTATGCAGCATCCTTTAGCACTGGTACCACTGGCACTGCATACTTAAGAAATGATGACATTGAACCGGATCTTCTTGGTAACAACCCAATCTTTATCGATTCAGGCGAGACAGATGTATTCATCAGGCACCCTAACAGTGGATTGATGAAAGGTGACACAGTTGTTATCGATGGATTAGATTCCAGCGGAGACTACGGAGGAATTACTGGGACCTCTATCCTTGGCAACAGGACAGTTCAGCGTGTAGACGGATACGGAATCCTGATCACTGCAGATTCTGCTGCAACTTCATCCACCGTCACTGGAGGAGACTCAGTCACTGCTACTCAAAACATGATGTTTGACAGGGTTGTACCTAACATCGAAACGTTTATTCGACCAGAAGTATCCTTGACCCTGTCAGCTAACTTTATCAACGGTGTATCGCTGTCTAGGGCAAATGAAGTGACTCAGACAGTAGGATACTCTGCGTCTACTACAAACCACATCTTTGACGGAAACGAGCCTATCATCCTTGAAGCTCCATCGATGGTTGCCGGCAGAACCCTAGAGGTAACTAACTTAGGTGCAAATAGATCTGCCAATATAACTGCAAGCTTCAGCACTACTAACAAGTGGCTGTCTCCAGTCATCGATATGCAGACGGCTGAGTTAGGCCTATTCAACAATATCATTGATGACCAAGTGGACTCAGCGGGGCTGGAAACGGCCCTGACCAATGCTCCAGTTAGCTACGTTGCGGAAACAGATCCTGTTGACGGGACTGCTCTTGCTAAGTATGTTTCTTCAAACATTAATCTTGAGGAGCCAGCGGTAGGGCTTAAGATCTTCATCGGTGCAAACAGACCTTCTGGCTCTAATATCGATGTTTACTACAAGCTGGTATCTGCAGGTGAAGACACTGCTATCGAAGATATCAATTGGGTATACATCAGTGAAGAGAGTAATAATCCTACAGATGATGATCCATCGGTCTACAGAGAGTATGAGTACCTGATCGGCGGAAACACTGGAACTCTTGATCCATTCTCTACCTTCAAGATCAAGGTAGTGTTTAGATCTGGAAATACATCTAAGGTCCCAAGACTTAGAGATATCAGGGCAATCGCTTTAGGAACATAATATGTCATTGATTAAAGTTGAAGGGCACGATTATCTTTACAGAAATGGAAGTGGTGCCATCGTTAACATGAATAAAAAAGGTCTGGCTCAGGCCAAGATGCAGAAGAAGAAAAGAGAAAAAGAAAAGAGACGTATCGAGAATCTTGAGGAAGAAGTTTCACAATTAAAAAGAATGATCCAAACAATTATCGATAAGCAATAATAAATTGAAGAATATAAATAAGTATATTATTTTACGCGAGTATCTGAAGGAATAACAATGGCTCAGAAAAGAGACCTTACAGTTGATCAAGGAAGTGATGTTGCTATTGAACTTCACTTAGTGGAGGAAGACAATACTCCTAAAGATATTGAAGGCTACTTTGTCAGCGGAATGATTAAGAAGACGTATAACACTACTGATAGTGATTACATCTTTAATTTTTCTGTAAGCTATGGGCAACCTTTGACTGACGGGATCATTAACCTCTTCTTAGATAAGAGTGTGACTGGTTCCATGAAGGCCGGAAGATACGTTTATGATGTTGAATTAAGAAATACTGATGGTATTGACAGCGCTACAACAATCGAAAGAATCCTAGAAGGAAAACTGACAGTAACACCTTCGGTGACGAGATAAACATGCCAACTTATGTAAGTGAACTAAGACGAACTAAAGAGGCTAAGAAAGTCAAGGTAGAATATAAGAACACTACCTTAGTCGAAAAGATTGTTATTGGTAGTCCTGTAGGGACTCTTAGGACTGCTGCCAGAACTGACTTGTCCATCATCAATGCTCAAGATGCTTTTGACAGTGATGGTAATGCTTTGCAGGGCATCGCCAACAATACCCTTAGAGCTTCTCAGGGATTATCTGAGATTAAAGATGGCAGTATATTAACGTTTAATGATGATGCTTCTAGCGGCGCTAGTTATCGTGGATGGAGAGCGAAAGTAGTATTAGATAAACAGACGATTAACGGGGGCAAGTTCTAAATGGCTGCCATAATTCTTTTAAAACGTTCGGACTCGGCGACTGCTCCCGCAGATGATGCCCTTCAGCGGGGTGAACCGGCATATACCTTTGCCACATCAACAGGCGGTGCACCGAATCCTAGCGTAATCGCTGGTGATAGATTATTCATCGGTGTTCCAGACGGAACTGGAAGCAGAGCAGCTATCATTGGTGGTGAGTACTACACCAAGAAGATGGACCATACTCCAGGTGTTCTTCAAACAACGTTGGCATCTGATAACAACTACGGTACGGTCGTTCTTGTAGATAGTGAAGGTGTCATTGACAAGTGGAGAGTAGATAATCTTCGCTTTGGTGAAAATGATAGCAACACAATTACGACCGCTAGCGGAAACCTGATTTTAAACTCACAGACAGGTGTAATTGAATTCAGCGGAGCCGTGCTGGACAGCATCAGCAGTGTCACTGCAGACTCCGCAACTTTTGACAAGATCACTGTAACTGGAACTGGCGCTAACATTACTGTTGCCAATCTAAATGTTACTGATTCTGCCAACATTGCGTTCTTTACAGCAGACTCCGCAAAGATCGATTCGGCAGAGATTGATGTTCTATACGTAACGGACTCGGCATACGTAGTCAATAGAATCCGCACAGCATATGTCCTTGCAGACTCTGCAAAGATCGGCAGCCTGATATTTGACGGCACTAATATCCAGTCCACTTCAGACAGCGGTACGATTACGATTAATCCATGGCCAGTTGGAGATTCTGGCGAAGTAATCATTAAAGGTAACCTCAGGGTAGATGGTACCACTACAACTATCAACTCAACTGAGCTTACTGTAAATGACATTAAGATCATTCTCGGCGACTCTGCTGGTCAGGCATCTGATCTCCAAGGTGCTGGTATTCAGATCGGTGACTCAGCTAGCTGGGCAGGAGAAACTAACACTACACCACCTCAGCTTCTGTGGGATGATGGCAATGATAGGTTTGACTTTAATAGAAATGTTAGAGTCAACAATGAGATTAATACTAACACTCTACGAGCAATCAATGTCATTACAACCGGTGTAGCTACTCTTGCCGGCCTGAATGTAAGTGACTCTGCGTATATTCCTAATCTTAGAGCTGACAGCGCACATTTAGTAGATGTAGATATTGATTCTGGTCACGCTATTAGATTTA